CCCAATCTGTAACCGGGCGTTTAATAAAAGACATGGTCTGATTACCCACATAACCAAAGCACATCCAGCAGAAAAGTATAAATTAAAAGGGAAAAAGTAAGGAGATGATAATATGGCAAATCAATATTATTCTACCGTAGATGATGTCATAAAATATACCGGGATAAAATACGATAATCTTGGTTTAGATGGAGAAAAAGAATTGAAAACCATGATAGAAGGATGGCTAAAACAAGTGGCCAGCCTAATCAATCGGAATAGAGGAAGGGACCTTTTAACAGATTTTAGTTTTGGAGATAGGAAAATGGTAGACCAGGGAGTAGAAGAATGGAATGAATTGACAGTACCCGGGGTCACCGTAAAGATAGAAACCGACCAGGATGAATATCCGAAATATGGAGAGAATATAGCGATTAACCTATTAGAGATAGCATCAACCGTAGTAAGCAATACGATCATAGCCAGCAAATTAATAGAGGAAGATTACAGGGATTTATCAGACGCGAAGGTAATTCTAATAAAAGTAAAGCCATACGCGGATTGTGACAAGGGAGATATTCAATTATTATTATCAGGAGATATAGCCTGTGGAGATATAAAGAAAACAATAGACTTCCCTGAAATGTTAGACAGCGAATGGAAACTATGCCGATTTTACCTGGGGAAGAATTCCGATTTAAATGAGATAAAGAGCATAGGCCTAAAATTAGTAAACAGCGTAGGCGGGTATTTTTGGATAGCAGATATCCAGAAAATAGTAATCCCAGAAGGAATACATAATATAGCAATGCGGGTATGTGCGAATATGGTCAAGCTGGCCTACGTTAACAGAGAGTCACCAGTTATCAGAATAGAGGATATGAATGCCTCATTAATAGAGGACAGTATTCTAACATCCTCGATAAAAACAGAATTGAGAAATTATTATAAGAAAGCAGATTTTTCTTTTACCAGGATGGGAGGAATCTAATATGGCAAAAGAGGGCACAAATATCTATATCGACCCGAAACAAATAGAAAAAATATTTGCCCTACCATTAAAATCAGCCACACTTGCTTTTAAATATGTAGCAACCGAAGTCTGGGCAGGGATGAGAGAGGAGCCACCGATAGACCATGGCCATTTAAGAGAATGGCAAATGAAGAAAATAGGAGATATACAATACAAGATAACAAACCCAGCGGAATACGCTACTTATGTAGCCTACGGAACGGGAGTCTATGGACCAGAAGGACAACCGATACACATAGAACCCAGGGTAGCAAAATGCCTTCATTTTATATGGAATGGGATGGAGATATTTGCCAAGAGCGTAGAGGTGCAAGGCCAGAAGCCAAATCCATACCATGATAGAGCCATGAAGAGAGGAGAGAACAGAATAGAGGAATTTATTAGGAGAGCATTAAGAGAGATGGGAGAAGGATAATGGAAAATAAAACATTGGAAAGTGCAATAGATGATATCCTGGAAAATACAGAGGATATATTAAATGGAGAAATAAAGGATGGCGGGATATTAGAAGACGTTAAAACTTTAGTGGTAGGAGGGAAGACAACCCAGAAGCCAGAAGCCCCAGCAATATGGGTAATGTTAGGAGATACAGCTATAGACCCTACCACCCAGTTAGGGAATTGCGAAGGCTGGGATATGGATTTAATGATAGCGGGAATTATTTATAATAGTAACGATTCCAAAGCGGGATACAAAGAAGCCAACAGTTTAGCAGCCAGAGCCAAAAGAGTATTGCTTGCGGACAGAACATTGGGATTCGGGCATGGGAGTTTTTTTGCAGATATAAAGAGTAAAAGATTTGATGGGAATAATCCATACTTTAAGAATGGAAACCATTATAGTGCGGTTTTAACATTAACGACTGTTTTTACCGTGAGAGAATAAAATTAGAAAGGAGATGACAAATAATGACAACAAGAAGAAGGTATGCAGCATTAGCAGAAGAATACGAATTCAATCAGAGCCCAGCACCAGACCCTGTATTTTATATTGAGATAGCATCCTCAAGTTTAGATGTACCGGATAATCCAAATCTATTATTTGAAGGGAGTCTACAGAGAGGAAGAAAACAGATAAGGCCAGGATATTATACACCAGCAGGGAATATCGTATATCCGATAGATATCAGATCATTCGGATATTTCCTAAAGTGGGCGTTAGGAGATTATGTATTTACGGATGGAGGAGTAGGAACTAATACCCATGAAATATATGGAGGTAACGATTGTGTCCTTCCAAGTTTTTGTGCACGTATCGGGAAGGATGGATTGGGAGAGCATATATTCAGCGGGTTAACGGTTAACAGCCTGGAGATAACAATAGAAAGCGATTATATTATATGCACCGTAGATGCGGTAGGAGCGAAAGACACCAAGACTACCATAAGAGCAATAGCAGATATAACCTTATTTAATGAAAATTTATTAAGTTTTATAGATGCCAGTGCCACTTTTGGAGGAAGCGATTATAATTGCAAGGTAAAATCATTGACTATAGCTGTAGCCAACAACCCAGATGCCCCAGCAGGGAAAGGAATCGGAAGCAGATACCCTTGCCGGATACCAGTAGGAGCAAGAGATGTTAATATAAGCGGAGATTTATGGTTTGAAGACGATACAGAATACAAGAAATATTGGGGAGGAGCTGGAGGAGTACAGGATACAGGACCAACCACTGAAGCGATTGTCATAACTATAGATTCAGGGGATGATGGAAGCATAGAAATAAATTTGCCTAAATGTTCATATACTAACCTGTCAGCACAGCCATCAGGAAGAGCAGAGATAGTACAGGGATTCACCGGAATGGCATTTATAGAAACCGTAACATTAGCAGATGCAGTAACCGAGGTAGAAACAGAAATGATAGTAACCATCGAAAGCAATAATGATGATATGGATGATGATATTATAAGTTAAGAAATAGGAAATAATTAAAAGAGAGGATTAAAAATGAGTAGATTATTAACTAAAGAAGAAATCTTAAAAGGAACTAATAAAAAAGGAAATGTTTTTATTAAAGAGCTCGGTGGGGATATAGAGATAAGACCATTAAACGAAGAGCAATGGGCTGAAATAGAAGCCAAGATAGGCGTAAATATTGACCTGAATATTGCCTATGGGAAAGATGGGAAACCGGACAAAAAACAAACCGAGAAGAATATGAAAATGAATATGGATATCGAGAAATTGCAAAAAATGGAATTTGAAAAAAGATTATTAGCTTGTAAATACGGGATGATCATTCCAATAACAGAAGAAGAATTAAAGAAAATATCTCCACCAGGGATCATCGGAAAAATAGCGAATGCAGTATTTAAAATATCAAATGTAAGCGAGGAGCAGCTCAAAGAGCTGAAGATGTTTCGCAACGAGTGAGGAAGGTCAAGAATTAATAGCTTTTCATAAAATAGGAATTCCTATAGTGAAAAGCTATCAAGAAATGACAAAAAAACAAATGAAATTTTTTCAATATGCTTTTGCAGAATGGGGGAAAAGAACAAAGACGGGTATGCCAGGGGGAGAGATAAACCCATTAGATAAGGCAAGAGCAATTGTAGAAAGGAAGAAAAAACGATGGCAGTAATGGATATCGTGATAAATGCCGTAGACAAAGCCTCTCCGGTTATTAATAAAATAAAAGGCACGACAGGACAGACTACCGGATTCATGGAAAAGAATTGGAAAAAAGTAGGGCTGGTAACAGCAGGGGTAGCGACAGCCTTTGAGATGCTATATCAAAAACAAAAACCATTAATAGAGCAGACAAAAAAGATAGCCAATGCTATGGATATGACAGAGGAAGCAATGAGAAATTTGGCCATAGAAACATCCAATGTCACATTCCCATTAAACGAAGTATTGGATTTAATGGAATTAGGAAGACAGCAGGGGATAAAGAGTGCGGAAGGATTAAAAGAATATGCATCTTTCTGGGATACCGTTGGAGATGCAACAGGAGAAAGCTCCGGAGCTTTAGGAAAAGCAGGAGCAGCCTTGAGAGCAGTAGGAGTAGCTGCAGGGGAAGAAAAAGAATCCCTGGCAGCTTTAGGATATATATTCCAGGAAACATCTGGAAGCGTAGCTGACTTTTTGAGATTTCTTGATAGGTCAGGACCAGAATTGAGAGAGATGGGAATGGGCGTAAACGATGCAGCAGCCATGCTGGGTTATATGGAGCACGAATTGGGAATGTCAGCCAGGGTAGCCAGAACAGAATTTGCGACTGCAGTAAGTACAGCAGATGGTAATGTAGAATTATTATATGAAACATTAGGAATAAGCGAAGAACAATTTGGAAAATATAGCAAGGCAGTAGAGGAAAGCTCAACCGTCATCCAGGAGAATGCTGATATACACGCGGAAATGTTCTCACCGATAGATAAAATAAAACATGCAATATCAGAGCTCACATTTAAACTATCACCATACATAGAAAAGATGGCTCAATTAGCCCCAGCCCTTTATGCTGTAGGACCAGCCATGAAATTATTCAGCCTGGGAGCAAAGGGAATTCAATTTGTTATGTCAGGGCAATTAATACCAACCCTGGTAGCAGCGACAACCAAAGTATGGGCATTCACAGCAGCCATATTCGCAAACCCAATAACTTGGTGGATATTAGGAATAGCCGCAGTAATCGCAGCTATCGTTTTGCTCTGGAAGAATTGGGATAAGATAACGGAATGGATAAGCAGGAAAATTGATTGGATTGTAGATAAATTCCAATGGCTGGGAGATAAAGTAAAATGGGTAGCTGAAAAGCTGGGAATATATAAAGAGAAAACAGACGAGATCGTTGGGTCAACAGAGGATTTAAAAGAAGCGACAGAGGGAGCAGGCGAATCAATAGATGAATTAAAAGCCAAGGAAGAAGAAGCCTTAGCAG